AGTAAGTTTTTTAGATTCACGTAATTCTTTATTAAATCTTTGTTGGTTTTTAATATCCTGTTCGCTAGCCATAGTGTAAATTATATATCAATAAATATTGGATATTTCAACTTATTTGTAAGAGGATTTATTTGGTGTTGGGAAAGCTGATTTGTTAATTTTACCATCAGGTCCTATTAAAGTAGAAGAACCCGGAGAGGAATTTGAATTTTTAACCTCATCGGATTGTTTTTTATAATAGGTTTCTATCTCCTTAAAAGTAAATAAACGAAGCCACCTTGGCATGTTGTAAATATCATTCCAAGAGTAGCCTCCGTTACCATGAAATACTATTTCATGTATTTGTTTAAATAAATTTACCCTATACTCAGGTGCTTTTTCAGACGTCAGGCCAAAAAAACCTAAGACCAATTGGGATGTTGACTCTATCCCCATCTTCGTCGGGAAAAAAAGTTAAATCTACATCGGGTGTGATTTCTAATACTTTCTTTCTTAATGCTCTGGAATCGGTAGCTAAGAGATAATTATCTACAAAAGCTCGAATGGGTTTTTTATCTCTTTCCCCATTGACTGAAAGGATGATGTGTTTAAGGCGTGTTGAGATTTCAGGTGGTGATGAGTTAGGGCTTAATTTTTTAAGGCCTTCTAATTCTTGATTGATGTTAGTCTCATCTTTAGATGATAAAAGTTTAAAAGTAATTTCAACCCCTGAGGATGGTAGAGTATAAGGGAATTCGTTGCTAGAAGCTTGTTCAATTTCTTCTGAAAGGGGTTTGGATTCTATGGTAGATAAATCTACAGTATGTTCTTCTCCTTTATAGGTAAATTTATAATCTTTACCATATCCTAAAATACGGGAGGCTACCATTAACCCGTTTTTATCACCAATAAGTAAATCGTTGTAATCAAATTTGGTAATAATTAAAGATTGGAGTAATTTATCTAAAACTGTTCCTTTTTGGATATATGATTGGTTTGATAAAATATCTTCTTCTCGGGCAGTCATATACTTCATTTCGATAGTACCGCTTTTAAGAGGGTGACCTTCAGGATAAAGTAACCCTTTTGAAGGTAATTCGATTGTTTCTGTTGGTAAAGTAAATTCCATATCTTTTATTTATAATAACTTTATTCGAGTATAAATATGAATATAAAAAAAAGCTTGACCAAAGCCAAGCTATTTTTATAAAAATATGTATTTTTTTTAGAAATTCAAAATACAGTAATCGGGTTGAACTGTCATTGTTAAATTAACAGCATTATCTACAGTATCCCAATTATAGTCACCAAAGTTAGCACTTTCAATTAATGCTCCTTTAATAATCCATTCCGATACTACATCACCTACAGGGCCTAATACATTAAATGTTAGGTCTTTCTTGTAGAAATCAGAATAACCATCACGGCCAGTTACTGATTCGTGATGTAAACGTACCCACTCCATTACGGCCTGAGCACCTGAAGGTGTAATAGGATCAAATAATGTAAATTGGATTGGGTTCCATACTGTTTTGCCCTTTACGAAGCGTTGAATGTTAATATGATTAAGAGCTACTTTACCTTGGGTTAAAGTTACAGCACCTACAGCTTTTACAATGTAGGATGGGAACCCATCCATATACATGATGAATCTATTGGGTTGCTTTGGCTCAAACGCGGTGAAAAATATTTCGTTGGGATCTAATACTGCCATTGTTGTTTATTTTATTATAAATATTTAACTTTTAAACTTATTAACTAGGGAATGTAGCTCCTGTTGGTAATAAATTAAAGTCTAGGATGATAAATTCAGCTGTTTTTGTTGGCTGTAAGTAAATAGCACCTACCATTTGATTTCTATCAATTACATCTGGGGTGTTATTTGAGTCATCTATCACTACTTTAAATGCATATAAACCTTGTCTTTGAACTACTGATTCTAAGTAAGGGTTTACGATTGCTAGGAAGTTGTTTCTAGTAGCAGCTGTATTTTGTTCGAATACTAATGTTTGAGCTACTTGACCAATATATGATTTTAATTGGATCAATAATCTTCTAACATTTACTCTGTCTAAGGCACTTGCTTGACGTTGTAGTGTTTTCTGTCCGTATACTACGGTTCCTACACCTGGGAATGAGGCAATTGGGTTTACTTTATTCTGGTATAAGCTATCTCGGTTAGCTTGAGATAATTTTCTTTCAGGGCGAATTACGGTAGTTAAACCACCTCTGTTAATACCCGCCGGAGCGAACCATGGTTCAGAAGCATTGTCGTTAAACGCATAAACTCCCGGAATCATTGTCGAAGCTGGTACCCATACTTGGTCTCCTAAATCAGGATCAATGGTTTGTAACCAAGGCCAATACATAGCAGCATATGATGAATTTCTTGAGTTTGCTTGTGTATTAACTGCAGTAATTGAGGAAGCATACGCTACAGGATCAATGAGATAAATACTATCACCTCTTTGTTGAGTGTTATTTATTGCAGTTGCAACTTGAGAAGCGTGATCGCCATTTAGTAAACCTGGGGTTACTAATACATTAAATTGATAATCATCTTGATTTGATAATAAATTTAACATATCATCGTAATCGTCACCAATTAAACCTTGAGTTACATCATTTGAACCATTACCAATAAATTGGTACATATTATTATCTTCGGTAGCATTGATTACAGTACCTACACCTCCTACGAATGTACCACCATTAGAACCACTCCCAACTCCAGGTAGTGAACCTGTATATATATCTTTAGCATTTTCTGCATTATCGAAATAATTGGGTGTTTTTGAATCTACTGATTTTACTCTAATGTACCTAGAGGCGTTTGAGAAGGAACCTGTAATTTCGATATAATTTTCTGTTGAGTTATATCTATAATATTGATCACCTATTACACGAGAAATATAATTATCTGCTTTAGGGTCTAATGATAGATTAGTCCAAGATTCTAGAACAATTTTATTATTGTCGTTATCGTTACCTTGTCTAACTAATAAGCTAAACGTTCCATCTGCTGTAGATGAGTTAGCAATTTCATACCTAATATTATCAGCTGAACCTGAGTATAATGAACCTGAACCTCCTGTGATTAACTGGCTACCGTTAGGTGTAGAACCAGAGTTATTAAATATGACTCCTTTATCAAGAGCTTCAATAGTAAATGATGATGTTGGGGTAACAGAAGCACTTTCAGCAGTGTATACAGAGGCTGAAGCATAACTCCAAGTAGATGAACCTGATACTACACGTGTTACTAACATAGTTTGACCTCCGTTTTGGAAGTAATTATATGCTGTAATTGAAGTAAAGAATGTAAATTCATCACTACCACTCTCAAATGTAGTACCAAATCTATTTTGGTAATCCGAGTATGAAGTTACTATTGTGGGGATTTCTACAGGACCTTTTACTGTAGGACCAACTATAGCAGCCCCCACTGTTACGGGTTGCTGTGTGATAAATGACTGGTCGTTTTCTCTTGCTAATACGCCAGGTGATAATAATGTTTCTGCCATTTCCTATGAGGTTAATGTTTTATTATAAATATTAGAGAAGAACTCAAAAATTAATTAGTTTTTGTAAATTCTCCTGTTTCTGTGTTGATAGAACCTTCACCATACTTGCTTTGTAATTGCTTAGCAAATGTATTTTTTCTACTATCAAATTGAAGTAGACCTTCACGTATGGCAGTTTTTTGTAATTCTAAAGTTTGGATTTGATATTCGATTTGACCTAATTGAATCATATAATCATTCTCTTGGGTTTGAATATCTAATACTTCTTTTTTTTCTTCTTCTGTTAAATAAATTTTATTCATGTTATAAATATTATAGGGTTTTGTTAGATCTTAAATCTTTTAATTTTAATTGTTTTTCGTAACACTCTAAAGCTTCTTCAATTGTTGAATATATTTCTTCTTTTGAAAATTCTCCATCTCCTGACATATACCAAGTATAATTACCTTCAAATAATAAAAGAGCTGGAGTTATTAATACTTTATCGTTCCACCAAAATAATCTCCAAATATCAGGATCAGATTCAGCTGTCATATTAAATTCAACTCTATAATCATCGGATACATCTAAAACATTCATACCTAGTTCAATAAAAGCAAAACTAAAAATTAGTTGAGAATTTTCACCTTTTTGATATTCAGAATGATTATCATCTTTAACCCAATTGGTATGGACATCATTATGAGGTAGTATTTGGTATTTATTATAAACTTTTAAGAGGTTTTCAGTAGAAGCTATTCCTGTAGAATGGCCGGCATGTTTTCTATATTCATTCCACCAATCAGGATTTCGAACCATCATACATAAGTAACCACAATTTTCTGATGTGTTATATTTAGTTATTAAATATTTATCCCAATTAGGTTCTATAAAGAAATAATCATCTTCATTAAAAATATAATAATCATATTTAGTTTTATATTTTACAAAAGTGTCATTCCAAGCACCATAACTCATTCCCTTATTAGGTCTAATGGATACTATTACATCGGCTGTGCCTAATCTTTTAGGTGTAATTTCCCAAATTTTACTTACATAATGGTAATCTTCTTCTCTTAAATTAAAATTAAATACAATTTTAGATAGATTATGAGGGATAGCACTTAAACACTCAATTTGTTTTATTAAATATGAAAGTCTATCATTTTCATAAGCAGAATTAGTATTTCTTCTATCACCTAAGTAAAAATTAACTACATAACAAGTTTTATACGATTTCATTAGTTTAATCGGTTTTTTACTACCCTAAATACTTGCATTGTTGTAATTGATTTTTGGCAAATGTGTTGTTTATCGGTTCCTTTATGAATAGGACACCAATTCCAATCCCCAGCATCAAATACAAAATTACGATTAGTCCAACAAGGGAAACAAGCATCATCATTCATTATACGTGTAACTCGTGAAGTAAATTCGTGGTTTTTATCACTAAAACCATTAATCATAATTGTATGTTTCTCTAATGCCCAATTTAACCATGATAATCCTGAGCCTAATCCTATAAATAGGTCGGCATGGTATAAATAGTTAGCTACTACGTCCATTGGTTGGTTATAATGATTTATTACACCATCTAATTTCCATTCACCTTTAGTTAATGAAATAACTTTATATCCCTGTTGTTGAAGTAATTTACATAAAGTAACCCAGTTTCCATAAACCCATTCTTTACATCCTGATGTGGCATTTGGTCCTATTACAATGTATTTTTCTTTATAAGGACGTTTACCTTTAGGAAAGTTTAAACCATAGTTTAATTCTTTTTCTTCTAAACCTAAAATATCACTAGAAGTAGCCTGCATTGGGATAATATTACATTGACGGGGATGCATATCAAAATTTTTCCACCCTTTATCTTCGTCTCTAAACCAACCAACTTTGTAATGAGCGGCGCATCCTGTTACATTACCTGGTTCTAACCACTCTATATCTTTATATGCTTCTAAACCTTTAAACCAATCATTATGGAATGTAGATAATATTACTTTACATTTATGTTTTTTAGCAAACTCAATAGCATAGGGAGTCCAACCTATAGTATCACCTAAAGAACTAGAATCTAATGAAATTAACACGCGTTGGTCTTTTAATTCTAAACGTGAAACTTCTTTTCCATTTACTTTAATTAACCATGGAATGTAATATTGTTTATTACAAGCTGTCCACATATTATTGTTAATAGTTTGTTTATGGATTACTTCATTAGTTTCTCTATTAATAAATTCTACTTCGTATTCTTTAGAAACATCTCCTAAAATTTCAACTTTAGGCTTACCGATGTAGTTAATGTTAATAGTATTTGTATCTTCAGGTTCTTTATAGTTATCAATAAAATCTTGTAGTGTTTTAGCACCAATTTTACCTATATGTTCCCAATTAAAATCACGATGGATTAGTTTAGCTTCTTCTAAGGAACGTTTCTTATGGTCTGTATAATTTTCAAAGGAATCTCTCATTACACGAGCTAAATCTTTAAAATCCGGTTCATAATAATTACCTACTACAGTATTAAAATGATTATAATTAGCATCTAATGCTGGTTTTTCACCTATTACTTTAACGGGGAGTCCTTTACCTTTAGCAAATTCCATTTGGGCACAACATGCTGAATAAATAGCAGGAGTACCACATGCCATAGCTTCAATTAAAGGTAGATTCCACCCTTCACTACGAGCACAAGATAAAAATACATGACCATTTTTTATGTATGTAATATAATCTTCACGAGATGGGAAATGTTTTAATTTAATACGTTCATCTGTAAAACCATAATGTTCTAAACGTTCTTCGGTTGTTTTAAAATTATCACCTGAAAATGGGTTATCAATAGAAACAATTAAATCAACAGGTTCATCAGGTTTAAACTCTTTAAGAAAAGTTTCAATCATTTCCTTAGTAGATTTTCTATAATCCCAACGACCAAAAATAATAAATTTAAATCTACCATCTACATAATCTAATACAGTTTGAGGGTCTTCAGGGTAAAAAGTTTCTGTATCAACACCTTCGGGTACTACCTTTACTTTATCAGGGTCAGCTCCTTGGGCTATAGTACAATCAGCTTGCCATTGAGAAGGAAACCATAATTGGTCATATTCTAGAAGTTTATTAAAAAATCCTTCAGGTTGAAGGGTAGACTCCCAAACATTGTAAGCAATTTTAGGACCCTTATAAGAATCATAAAAATAATGGTGATTAGTTTCTTCTAAAACCAAATTAACATTATGTTTAAAATCATTAGGGTATTCTTTGTATATTGGGAAATTTTCTCTAGTATCTTTTCCTGTCCATAAAGTTTGTTCTACTAAAAGTTTTTTATCAACCTCATTAATATAATCTTCTTTATGAGGTTCATCATTAGGCCATTCCCAACTTTTACCTATAGTAAAATTACGAACTTTTAAATCAACGTATTTTTGTAAATGTCTAAAAAAATCACGGGTATGGTTATTATAACCTGTGGTGCCTATATAAGAGGCATGAGCATAAACTTTTGGTTTTTTTTCCATATTATCGCATTATTTGGGGTCCCCCATCTTTACCTCTGTTTTCAAATCCACTTAAAATACCATTTGTAGGAGTATAAAATTGATTTAAATGGTAATATAATAAAGTTTCATTAATAAACCTATCTCCATATTCACTTTCAAAATTTTTATCATGAAATTGAGTATATAGCATATTTGGAAATACATTATGGTAGGTTTTCATTACTTCATATCCACCTACAGCAAAATAGTCATTAATTTGTGCTACGGTATTCATTCCGGGAGGGTAAGCAAAATAATTAAGTTTTAATGGGTCTAATTTAGTTATATCAGTTAAAAATGGGCAATTATTGGCTACATTATGGGTAAATAATAAATCATATCTGGTTCTAATATAAAGGTCATATTTTTTTCCAGATTCTTCTATTAAATCCCATGCTCTTTTTAAAGACATCCACATTCCCATTTGAGAATTTAATCTTTGGTTGTTAGGACCTTTAATATCTGTAGCATCAAATTTTATAGATTTTTCAAATAAATAAGATTTTGGTTGGTAAAATTCTAATAAGTCATCATACATATTTTCTTTTATATGATACACCTTTTCTAACTTGCCTTCATTAAAAAAATTATATTTATGAAATTCTTTATCTTGCCAGGCATGTAAGTAAACATCAATATCATATTTATCTAAAAACCATTTTTTTAGTTCTTTAAACCCATGTTCATATCGACGTGGTTGCCCACTTATAGTCATTGCTATTTTCATTATAGTATCTTTATTTTTATCGTATAATACCTGCAGTATACCAATGGGAAACCCCACTTTTAACTGAGTTAATTTCAATATTATTATTAGTTAAATGCCATTTTAATAAAGGTTCAGCAGATAATAAATCAGGATTAGTTACATGATATTCTAACCAATTTGAGTAATCTTCATCCATATAAACATAGTATAAAATATAAGAAAAATATGAATAAAAAGTTTTCATTGATTTATACCCACCAACAGCAAAAATATCATCCATTTCACATACTCGAGTTGGTTTTCCATCTTTATCTTCAGGCCAACTAAATACACTAATTTTAGTTGGGTCTACTTTAGTTATATCATCTAAAAAAATACATTTAGGAGACACATAATCTGTAAATTGTAAATCAAATCTATATCTAATTATTAAATCATATTCTATTTTAGATTCTTCAAGTAAATCAAAACAAGATTGTGCTGATAATGCTGCGCTTAATATGTTATTAAGTTTATACCCTAAATTAATACCTGTAATTTCGTTTGTATCAAAAAGGATAGGTTTTTGGAAATTATAAGATTTAGGTTGATATAAATCAATAATATTTTGATAATCTTCTTCAGTAAAATTATAATAAACTTTAGGAGCAAATTTATGCCCCGTTTCATAGGTTGATGTTATATCATACCAACTATGGATGTAAATATCACAATCATATTTACTAAGAAACCACTTTTTTAATTCTTGAAACCCTTGTTTATAACTTCTAGGGAGACCACTAATACAAATTGCTATTTTCATCGTATAATACCTGCTGTAAAATGTTTATCTCCATATTCATTTTTATTACCTAAACTGTGGACTCTATTTATATAAATGTTATTTTGTTCTAAATGCCATTTTAAAAGAGATTCATGAGATAAAAAATCGGGGTCACCTGTTTTTTCTACTAACCAATTAATATGGTTTTTATCTATATAGCCATAGGATAAAATATTTGAAAATAATTGGGAATAAGTTTCCATAACTTTAGGACCTCCTACATTAAATAAATCATCTACTTCTGTAGGTCTATAATTACCTTCATCATGGATTCCAAAGCTAAAACAATGAAAATGTTCAGGGTTACATTGAGTAACATCTTTTAAAAATTGACATTTAGGTGATACGGTTTTACTAAAATCTAAGTCAAATCTATATTTAATAATTAAATCATATTCTACTTCTGAGTCTAAGGCTTGTTGGATGCTTTGTTGAGTTGAAAGCCAAGCACTTAAAATGCTATTTATAGTAAACCCTAAGTTGCCTATAATACCATTATTATCAAAAGGGATAGGTTTTTG